CTCGGGATCACCTCCTGGTAGGCGCGTGCGGTAGGCCGGGGAGGGGGCCGGCTTTTCGGGAGCTACCCTATCCGCACGCTTCGGTATGTCAGTGGCTTCGGCAGGCCCGAAGCTGGTCGCGCAGGCGCACCCACTCTTCCACCACGCGGTCGAGCATGGCGCCGGCCGGCAATCGGTCGAGCTCGGCACTCAGCGCGATCTGGTCGCTGGTCGACCAAACGGTGACCGGCGGGCAGACCGAGGCGGAAGGAGACTGCGCGCCGTCATTAACGCAGGCGGTCACCAGGAGGACGGCCGCGAGAAGGGGCTTGCCCATCAGATCGTCCCCCCTTTCAGGCGGTCCTGAATAGCCTTGCGGTCGGCGGGCGCGTCCGCCGCCGCCTTGGCCTCGGCTTCGGTCACTCGGACCACCACGGCGGTGTCGGCCGCCTGCTGCGCCTCGACCCCCGACTCACGAGCGACGAACAGTGCGACGACCGCACCGAACGCCTCGGCGATCTGCGCCAGGTATGGCGCGAGGAGCGCGAGGACGGCGCCCATTACGACGCCGCCGGCGGTTGGCCGCCGGACGACCGCAGCACACAGCCACAGAACCCGGAGACGAGGAACGCAATACGAAGCCACCCGTCCAGGGAGGCGGCGGCAAGGATAACCGCGCCGAACGCCGGCCAGAAGGTCGGGTCGGCGAGCGCGGTTGAGACATGCGTATGGAACATTGGTCAGGACTCCGTTTGGCTGAGCGAGAGGTTCAGGCAGGCCATCAGTCGACGCATCCAACCGAGCCCGAAGCGGGGAAAGGTGCTCGTGGACCCGTATCGCATGGCCCGTCGGGCCGCGAACTCCACAGCCAGCACCCTCTGGTCGCGTACCGTAGCGACCGCCTGGAGGGTGACCGGACCCAGTGCGCCATCCTCAGCCACACGGAGCGACCGCTGAAGGTCGGTAGTTGCCGCACGGGCGCCTTGATTGACAGCGGCGTCGAAGAAGAGGATCGCCAGCGCAGTGGGGAGTTGGTCGGCCTTCGAACCCGCCCAGTAGGTCTCGCGGTAGATCGCGATGGCGCCGTCACGAGTCAGCGCCCTGACATCGACGCCGGGGTGCGACCGCTGGTCAATACCGAAGTTGGTCAGGCCACCAGGGTCGGCTGGATCGTTGGTAAGGCCGCCTTCTTGCTTCAGGACGAACTCGACCGCAGTGGCGAAAGCGTCAAGCATTCTCAATTCCTCGTGTTGCGGATGTGGCAAGCAGCATCCATGCGCTCGGAGAGAGCGTTTATCTCACGAGCATGCTCCTCATTCGTCTGACTGAGGCTGCCCATGCGGGCTTCGCAAGTCGAAGTAAGCACAAACCTATCTTCTACTCGTCTAAACATCTCAGCGGTTCTCAGGTCGGACTCATCAATGCGACGGTAGAGCCGTTCTCGCCCCGCCTGGGACTCTTCCCGGTGGGCCGCGACTGCCGACGCGGATTCCGCTGTGGCGATCCGGACGGCGGAGGCGAGGGCGGCTTGAGCGCGCCATACCAGCGCCCCGACCAGCACCAAGATGCCCACCAGGGCGGTGGCGACCGCAGCCGCAGCTTGCCAGTTCTGAGGGTCGTTCATCCGCGAACCCCGATCTCGATCCGAACCTTCAAGTCGTCGAAGAAAGCGAAAATGACTGTACATGGCTTGCCGTCAATCGTGACCTTGTCGGTCGTCGTCGGCAAGCGAGGGTCGCCCTGGCTGGCCTTCCACGGGGAGCCACCCGGCCAACGGGCAGCGTCGATCTGGGTCGTGCTCATGATGACCTTGCGGTCTCCGACGACGATCCCGGAGCCTTGGACGAGGTCCTTCGGCTGGTACCCGATCACCCGGGCGCGGCAGGTCACCGAGTTTGGGATGCCGACACCGCCGGGGCCGAGAGTGCTGCGCGTCAGGATGACGTCCTGACCTTGCCGCTGAAGGGCCGCGTCAAGGCGTGAGCGACGGCCTACCACGTCGCCGCTCACCTCACGTTCGCCCGTACTTCCAGTACCGTCGAACCCGCATAAACCCCCGTTGTTACGAGCTTTGCCCTTAGCTGGTCACCGAGCACGCCATCAACCACCGTATCGTCCGCCAGAGCACCGTCGGTCGGCGTAACCTGAGACGACTTTGGGGTGAGAGCGGACAGATTGACGATTTCCGTCTCACTGGCGGTACCGAAAAGCACACAAGCTATATCCACCCAGGTCGTTCCCTGGTTCAACGAAGTCTGGAAGTACAGCCGCGCCGTCGTGCCGCCCGAGCCATACGCCAGTCGGGCCTGGAGGCACGCGGCCAGCATACCCTCAAGGCCGTCAACGGAAATGCCCACCTGGGTTCCCGCAGCCGTGAGGGTGAAGTCGCCAAGACTGATCACACCCGGACTATCCATCGGTCAACTCCATATCGGCATCACGCGATCACCGGAACGCGGTAGTTGTCAAGGATGTCGGCTACGTCAGCCGACAAATTGCCGGCGTCACCAACGCCAGGCAAGTATTTGACCGTCTCAACGCCGACGGTCGAAACCTCGGCGATGAAAGGATCGCGCTGCCGCTCGGCGTACCGTGTCCACACCATCCGGGAAACCGCGTCCTCGATGTCGACCGGAAGCGTCCGTCCCTGGTCGCCGGGCAGCACGTAGCCAGCCGAGTAAGTGGCGACGTAAACCAACGCTGGCCACGCCATCTGACGGCCGAAGGTGTCAAGGCGCAGGACCTGGCCGGTTGCATAGTTGACGCTGAAGTCGTCGCCCTCGACCAAGGTCTGGCTATTGGCCGTGTCGTCACTTTCAATGAGCGAGGTCAAGGCCACCACGGGGTACCGAGAGAGCTGTAACTTGGCCGCACCCGCCGGGACTTGATATGGGTAGGGGTCGCGCTCGAGCTGAATGGTGTCTACCACCGTCTCAAGCGCGAACGACCGGTTACAGAACTGCTCCGCCGCCGCCGAGCACCGAGCAATGGCACGCGCCAGAAAAGCGTCGTCGCCGCTACCCTTGATCGCCCAGTCGTCCTTGGCAATCGCAAGCGACACGAGGTTCCGGTTGGCCGCCGGGATGGCGATCGTGGTCGTGACGAACTGGCTCATGTCGTCAACTTGGTCCAACGCACCAGGAGCACGCCCCCGGTGGAACTGGTCGCCGAGCCGTTATTGATGGTGTCCGCGCCCGTGATACTGAACTCGGCGGTGAGGTCAGAAACGGTAGTCACTGCAGTTCCGGCGCCTACGAAGTAGACCACCTCGTTAAGTTCATCACCAACCTTGATGCCCGCCACCGTGACGTTGCCGGCCGCCGCACCGGCCACGAGCTTATGCTTGGCGAAGCCCCCTGCATGAATGCCCGCGCCCGCCACGGCCGGCTGGAGTGCGGTGTCAGCCTTAGCCCCCTGAGCCGCAGTGGCGTAGGAACTCGCCGCCGTCACTGCGGCTGTGCCCAGGCCGAGGGCCGTCTGCACGACCGCCGCCGTAGCGCCCGCGATAAGCGCCCGCAGAGATGTGGTGATAGAATGGCCTAGGGCGCCAGTCGTTATCAAGGGGGTATCAAGATCGGCCATGGTCAGCGCCCTTTCGTGCGGGTGCGCGGCACAGCGACCAGCGGCGGAGCATCGGGAACGAAACCGCCCGAGTTCCCAAACGGCGACCGCGGCAACGAGCCTGCGATCGCGCCGCCCTCCGCGATCAGCTTCCGCGCCACCGAGTCCGGAAGCATCAACAGGTCACCGGCGCCATGACTCGGCGGCAGCGCCTTCGTCAACTGGACAGTCTGCATGGGAACTCCTATTCCGCACCGGGAATCACGCCGCCGCGGCCGTATTGCTTGACCAACTTAAGCAGTGCCCGCGATTCATCCATCGCCCCATCTAGCGTATTCATGCGAGCGATCTCCCCGTTAAGCCGATCCTGAGTGGCGCGACGGTCAGCTTCGTAGACGTGAAGCCGCGCGGTCAGCAACTTCTCAGTGAGGCCCATCGGTTTGCGATGAAGGCCTTCACTTTCGAGGCCGTAAACGTAATTGGTCTTGCAGAGAGCGCTGTTCTCGGGGACGTAGACCGGAATACCCCGGCCTCGGATGAACCCGATCAGGTACTCAAGCGTCGGACGTTGGTGCCCATACTCATCCTCCTCCAATAGGTCCACGCCGTAAATCGCGATCTCCTCCGGGCGCTCGTAATACGCCTGGGCGAGCATGAACGCGATCGACGAGGTCCAGATATCGACGCCCTTGATCTGCGCTTCGATCTCTTCCTTATGGATGAGGCATGCCTCCGGTAGGTCCGGATTCGCTTCCTGGAGCATCAGGCGGGCGCCATAGCCCTGCAACCGAGCAAGGTACCGTTCGGGGGCATAGCTCGGCCATAGCCCCGGTGCATGGACCTCGAACACGCGGTCAATGCGGGGAAGGGTACGCCAAGCGAGGCCCCAGACTTGCCAGTCCGGGTCCCGCCAAGGCGCGAGGTCGCACGTGCTAGGTGCCGAACCCGCAATCGCGATCCTCATCGTCAGTTCCGATCGTTGCCGGAGAACGTCCAAAGGGACGTAACAACAGCGGTATCGGTAGCGGTCGCCGAGAGGTTGCCTGTGACCGCACAACGGATGTACTCGTTGGCGCCGCTCAAATCGACCTTGTCCATGATCACCGTTGAGCCCGTCTGCGCTGCGGTCGAACTGGTCGAGCCCACCACCACGTCCGTCGGCGGAGTGCCGTAGGTCGTGTAGGTGCTGCCGTCCGGCGAGTCATTGATGGCCCGAGTGATGGCCACCGTCTTGCCCGCCGCGAGGCTGTAGGTGACGATGGTGCTCAGCACGGCCGAGCCGTAACGCGGCAGCAGCCGGTCAACGCCCGTGCCGGTCTGCGCAACGGCGTCGGTTGCGGTGGACCCCGCCGTCAGCGTGACGGAACCAAGCCCCACCTTAGGAGTCAGGTAGGAACCGACATCCCGCTGGAGAACGATATCAGCCATAGAACTTTCTCCTCATGGGGGCGGGAGCCGAAGCCCCCGCCCGCGATGTTAGATGGCGGGAGACCAACGAACGGCCTGGATGACCGACACCGCCTGGTCATGACGAAGCTGAAAGTCATGCTCAGCGATGGCCCGAAGAATGGTCTGATCGGATTGGAAGGACGAGTAGGTCGAGCCATCCGAGCCCAGGTAAGAGCCTTCGCGCGACACAGCCAGTTCGAGCTGCATCGAGTCGAAGATCATGGCTTCAGTCATCTCGGCCAGGAACACGAACGAGCAGTCGGTGTGGGTACCGTCCACGTTGTAGTAATTCGTGCCGATCTGGGTCGTGTTGTAGAACGGGTACCCCATGAACTTGCCCGTGCTCAGCTCGTCCCGGTAGACGTAGGCGCCGACCGCATTCTGGACGTTCATCAGGTAGTTCTTGGAGCGGGGGTTCCAGAACCAAGCCCGCTTGCTGTCCGGAACGTTCGCCATGTCCAATTTGTTGATCGCAGAACCAACCTCGGCCGCCACGGTTGCCAGAACCGGAGTCTCGTTCGCCGTGACAAAGTTACCGCCGGTCGAGTTCGCCGGGTCGGTGCCGTTAACTGCGTAGGTCGAGTTGCCGGTGGTCAGCCAGTTACCCTTCGTGCCGCTGTTGCGCCCGACCCAGCCGTTCGCGAAGCTGAGAAGACCGCGCGGGGTGTTGGCCGAGCCATCACCCATCAGGAACGCGAGGTCTTCCCGGAGAGCCATGATGCGGACCAGATCGTCGCGGACAAAGGCGTCCACGGCGGGATTGGCATAACGCATCATGTCGTTGCTGACCGGGACCAGAGCGGTCAGCTTCTTGTAGGTCGCAACCTCCTGGCCAACGCTCGGCTGACTCTGGGTGATTGCGGTCAGCTCCGCGCCATACCCGGCGGTGGCCGCCGACGCCTGGTTGGGCAGCGTCATGGTGCCGCGAGGCATCGGGATATTGCGCGGGCCGGCGGCACGAACCTTCGCCTGCGGGCGCAGCAGTTCAATAATCTCGGCGAGGTAATCCGGCGGGACAATGAAGCCGCCAGCCGAACCCGTGCCGACGTTCAGCGCCTTGGTAACCGGGTGGCTTTCGCCATACAGGTCGGCCGACGCGCGCCGGGCGCCATAGATGTCACCAGCCGCATTAAAGGACTTGCACATGCCGATGATGCACAGCGACTTGTCCTTCTTATACGGGTCGTTGTCCACGCCGGCGTAAACGCCGCGCTGACCGGTGACCCCGTCCTCAACCGGCTGGGCGGTAGAGGCGGATAGCGCATAGGCCTTCTCCATGCGCTCGATCTGGCCGCTGAGACTCTTCGCCTCGACCTCCAGACCGTCAAACTCGGCCGCCTGCTCGACGGTCATCGTCTTGCCGCCCGCCAGGGCGGTCATCTTGTCGACCAGCGTCGCTTTCTTTGCGAGCAGGTCGGCCTTTTTCATTACTGCGGCCATTTCAAACTCCGTAGGTTGACCGCCGCGAGGCAGTCGGAGGCACCCGCTCGCGCGGGGGTACTGTTACCCGGCGGCGAGAATCGCCTTGCGCCTATAGTGCTCAGTCCGGGAAATCATTTTGGCCGTCGAGGTGTCCTCGATGTCCGTCGAGGTGTCCGTCGAGGTGTCCTCGGTGTCCATGAGGTCCTGGAGGCTCTTCATACACTCCGTCGCATGCCCGTGGGCGACAGCCAACTTACCCATGGTCGCGGCCGAGATCACCTTGCCCGACTTGGCTCGGTACGCCTTGC